TACCGGCTATGTGCAATATGCCATATCAGAAGCAAAAGCCTATGCAGCAATAGCGATAGCCGAAGAAGGAATGAGACAAAAAGCCATTGAAGCATTCAAATTTGCTGTTGATGGTTACTTCATAATTGGTGGTACCGATTATTCAGCCGATAGATTAAATGAATTTATTAAAAAACTTGAATCTTAATTGGATATTTATATGAGAATGATAAAATTTAGAGCGAAAAGGGTTAACGGTGGTGAATGGGTAAAGAGTATGACCATTTCCTATGGAACCATCAAAAGAAAGATGTACAATGTATTCTTTGAAGTAGAACCCAACAAGTGGGTTGGTGTTATTCCCGAAACAGTCTGTCAGTTCAGCGAAATAACCGATAAGAACGGTAATAGCATCTTCGAACATGATCTAATACTGATTCATGAAAGTGAAAGCTCCTATCAATTTACAGTTGAGGTATTATTTCATAAAGGTATGTTTTGCTACAAGAACAAGGCATGTGGCTTTACTCCGTTGTGGTACGTCAGCGATAGATGTGAAGTGATAGGAAATGCTTTTGATAATCCTGAATTGATGAAAGAAGGAGTCCAACCATGAATATGCCATATAAAACCAGTCGTGACTATCAGCTTCTTAAAAAGCTACTGGATGAAGGAAAAGAGATCGTATGTTTTACAGACTTTCCGATAGATAATCGGATTTTCCGTGATGTTTGTAAAGCAAGAAAAATAGGAGAAGGCCGATATTCCGTTACTTGCCGTGGTTGTGAATATGCTTCATTTTGGGAAAATCACAATTACAAATGGACGTTTGAAGATGAAATGCGAATGGCTAATATAGAATTTATTGAACCAAATATTTAATTGATATGAAAGCTATTATAATATATTCAGGCAAAGGCGGCGTAGGCAAAACCACAACAACCGCAAATATAGCAAGATTACTTGCAAAACAAGGGAATAAGGTGTTTATCATTGATGCAGATATAAACACCCCGTCAATGAACACCGAATTTGAAGGCGATCATCCGCATGAAATGATTTGGGTACACTCTTCTGGAAATATGTTTTCCAAGTTTATTTACTTGGAAAAATCAATGGTAAGGCAATATCTTGAACTGGCTAAAAAGAAAATACACTCTATCAACCCGGATTATGTTCTTATTGACACGCCTCCAAGTGTTACAAACGTGCATATAGAACTTCTTAGTAGGGTAAAAGTAAGTTATGTGCTGTTTGTCACCCAACCCACGAAATTAAGCAACCAAGATGTATTGCGTACAATGGACTTCTTTCATGAAAGATGTGGGAAGGTTAATTGTGGTATTGTGGAGAATATGTGCTACGGTACAGAACATAATGAATACCCAATAAGACTTGTTGCACAAATACCCATGCAGGACAACATGAATACCGAAAACCTGCTAACCAATGCCTATAATGAGTTTCAAAAGATAGTTGATGAAATCGTACAGACTGATATTGTTGTTCTTGAAGAATATTCCACCGAAAACGGATATGATGAAAACTTTGATGTTACGGATATACACATTACCGGCTCACGAAAACATTACTTTACCCATGAACTTAAATATGATAATGGTGTAGAAAAAACTCTTACTCTACCTGCTATGAAATTTCTGTCTGTAAGAACATGGGATAAAGTAAGAGATTATATCCGGTTCCATGATGATTTGGGACATCTTTGGGACGAGAGAATGAGAAGATGTGATACAGAAAGGGTGGGCAGAGTAGTAAATCATTTCCAAAATGACGATAACGCCTATTTTATGGTTATAAATGCGCCAAACACGGAAGTTCATCTCATTACCGGAGAAATCGGAATCTGTTCTTTATTGACTGGGCAGAGAGGGCATTTTGAACTACCAAGAGTCAGTTATCAAACGAGTAAAGGAAAAGTGGTGCTGTTCCCTGATGAAATTATGCCAGTAGATATAAACTTGCTACAACAAGAAATAAACGAAGGCTATATAATGTTAAGTGACGGGAGATACTTACCACCGAAAGAAGCGGTACAACAATGTTACAACGCTTTCGGCATAAGGGTTGGCTTAGGTGATAATTGGGAAGATATTTATGATGGTTGGAATAAAGAAATGAAATAAAAATGAAAGACTTACGCATAGCATTCTTGGCAAAATACCCAAAATATGAAATTATACTCAACATGTATAGTCGGGCAAATGATTGCCCGGCAACATGGGAGAATCTTTCAAAAATCCGATTGCAGACTTTTGTTGATTATATGGAAGAACGGCTGGCACCAAACTCTGTTCGCCAATATGCCGCCAAATTAAAAGCTGTATTGAACTTGTATAATGAAGAGGTTGAGCTACCTAAAGACTATAATAAAATCCTTTCAGTAAAAAATGTGAGAAGCACTAATGTTTGGCTTACTGATGAAGAACTTGAACGAATTATCACCTATGCTCCCAAGAATACCAACGAACAATTGGTACGCACACAATTTTTAATAGGCGCCTTTACCGGTTGCCGTCATAGTGACTATACACGGTTGAACAACCGTAATATAGTGGGTGGAATGATCTCTTATGTCAGCCTAAAAACTAAAACTCATGCCACGGTGCCATTGAAGCCAATCGTGAAAGAGCTACTAACAAATTTACCTAAAGAAGAAGTTAGTGATCCGACATTCAACAATAATATCCGTAATATTTGCCGGAAAGCCGGAATCACAGAGGCGGTTAAAGTATTCAAGGCCGGAAAGGAAGTGGAAGGTGAAAAATGGGAATTTGTTTCAAGCCACACGGCACGCCGGAGTTTTGCAACCAATTTGTATTTACGCGGTGCCGATTTATACTCAATAAGCCAAATGATGGGACATGCAAGCGTGGAAATGACTCAAAATTATCTTTGCTGTGGTCTCCGTGAACAATCGGCACAAGTTATGGAGTATTTTAAATGAAACAAGCCACGCTAAATATCGGTAGAACTATTTTAGCGTGGCTCTCTTATACTATGACAAAATCCGTTCCAGCATCTCAAAGTCTTTTTCCACTTCGGCATTCAGAACTTTAGCATATTGTTGTGTGGTGCGTACATTTGTATGACCGAGCATTTTACTCACATTTTCCATTTTAACCCCATTGTTCAGGCACATTGTCGCAAATGTGTGCCTGCTCATGTGAACGGTCAAATTTCTATCAAGCCCTGCATAATCAGCAACTATTTTAAGCCGCAAATTGTATTGTTGATTACTGATAATCGGAAGCACATAATCATATTTTTTCAATATTTCCATTGCAGGAGACAGTAATACGATAAAATAGTTTTCTTCTGTCTTTAAACGAATATCCAATATAACATACTTATTGCCGCGTTTTTGTACGTCACGTTTGAAATTGAATTTAGCAAGATCAGCATAGGATATTCCAGTATATGCCTGAAAAATAAAAAGGTCACGGACTCTACAGATCGTTTCCGAGTCTATTTGAGCATCTTTCACTTTCTTCAATTCTTCGGCAGTCAAATATTTCCTGATGGCATGTTTGCCACGGGAAAAACGCTCACCCTTATACGGATCATTTTTTAGCAAATCAAACTTTATGGCCTCGTGGATATAACGTTTGTTACGTTTATGATAGTTATATATTGTCGGCTGTGAATAGCCTTTAGCATGTAACCAATCATCATACAATGTGATATTGGCTTTTGTGAGATCAGAAAAATATATTATTCTGTCAAATTCACGTAATGAGGCCGCAAATGTCCGATGGGAAGCTTTGGTACTTTCCGTTATATCTCCACGCTCTTCAATTCTTCTTTCTACAAAGTCAACAAAACTTTCTGATTTATTGGTATATCTCAAAAATCTATCCAGCTTATCAAAATCAAAAACTTCCTTTTTGCTGATAAGTTCATTAATCCAATTTTGGATAATCCGGAGTTGTTCATCAAGACACTGGTTCAATTGAATCATTTCAACCGAATTGATTATCTTCTTTCGATCATTCCATTGGTCGGAATAGACTTTAACGCCGGTTCCGATCCATTTTCTCTTACCTTCGCTCAAAACTTCAATTTGAACGAGTCCCTTGTGTGTCTTTGTCGCAACCTTTTTACGGTCAAAGACGAATCTCATTGTCGGATATTTCATATTCTTTTGAGTTTTGGTATCTACTGATTATCGCTACAATAAAAAAATGGTATCAAAGGCGGTATCATTATAGGTGAAAATATCGGGAAAAATCGGGAAATACTGGTAAGTTTCCGGTAAATATGCACCCAATTTTTATATGTTCTCCATCTACTCCCAACGCCTTAATTGCTTGATACACAACAAAAAAGGGAGTAACTAATGTTACTCCCTTTCGCGGTGCGTACGGGACTAACACATTTTGCTATTATACTGATAATCAATAAAATACTTATTAAAAATATATTAATGGTATCATATTTATATCATCTCCGCTTATTTTCTTCTATAATTTTATGCAGTGCTTCTATCTGCATCATCGCACCTTCATAAGCTGCTTTGTAGTTGACATTCGCATCAATATCCGTCTCAATCATATTCCCTTTGCCAGTACAAAGCCACTTCACATTCAATTCCGGGAACTTATCCACAATACGAGCTATTATATCAGTTCCAATAGCCC